ACCTTGTCCTTGCCGATCGGCTGGCCGTTGAACCAGAAGCCGTCTTCGGCGAGATACCCGACAGCCGAGCCAAGAGCTACAACGCTGTATGGCGCTATCGAGCCCTTGGCGTCCTCCAGCTTGTCGAACGCGAAGATGATGGCATCGCCGGGCTGGTGGATGATGCGCCGGATGGCTCGCTCCTGCACGATCAGTTTCGCAGCCGGCGCCAGGTTCATGATCCGACCACCATCAGCGAAGCTGAACACGTCAGAGCCGTCGGAACCCGGCGTCCATTGCGTTGCATCCTCGATGCCGCTCCACTGCCCGCCGGAAGGGTCCGTAGAGGTCGACAGCAGGAAGACATGCCCCTCGACGACACCGACAACACGAGCAGCCGGCGGCGATCCGGTCAGCGGCCCGAATGAAGAGCCTACTTCGAGGTCGAGAACCTGCGGCGCATCGTTGACATTGGTGGCGATGAAGTCGGTACCGAACTGCGTGCCGGACCACAGTTCATCGGCCGGAACGGTGTAGCCGGAGCCGTATTCGTCAAAGTCGAGCGTGCTGGAGTCGAAGCGGAACAGCTTGTCGGCGGTGCCTGCGATGATGACGAAGTTGCCCGCCAGTTGCTGCGCCATGAACAGGCCACGCGGCGATGCCTCGATGGGGCTGGAATAGGGCCGAGGCCCCAGCACGGGCATATATGAGTTCGAAGCCGGGTAAACGTTCTCGGCAAGGGCCGCGACGCCGGCATCGAGTTCAGCCAAATCTGGACACCACTCGCCAAACGGGACCCTCATGTCAGGCCATCGGAACGCCGGGACCGGGGCGTGGCCTCGGCACAGGCGCCATGGGGTTACCGCGGGCCATGCCCATCGGGCCTTCCGGTGCCGAGGCGTCGGCGCCCATCTGCGTCACGTCCGGGATGATGATGGTCTGGCCGGGCTGTAGCTGCCGCGGGTCAGTGATGCCGTTGGCCGCGGCGATGGCCTCCCAGAAGACACCATTGCCGTAGACGCCCTGCGCGATCTCCCACAGCGTGTCGCCGCGCTGGACCTGATAGGGCTGGCCCTGCGGCGCTCCCTTGCCCACAGAGTCGATCTGTTCCAGGTCAATGGCGCCGTCCGGGCCGGCCGGGATAGGCTGCTCTGCCTGAGGCGCCTCCATCGGGGCGGCGGCCATCTCGGGCGGAACGCCGGGCGGCGCTGCTGGCATCGGCGCCTGCTGGCCGTAAAGCTCTTGATCGAAGGTGTGAATGCCCGAAGGCGGAGCGTCCCACTGCTGGGCGAGAACACCACCGCGGCGCGGGTTGGGCCGAGGGCGCGGCGCGAGAATACCGTTCATACGGGCAACCCTGTGTCGTAGTTGAAGCGGAGTCCGCGCCGGGACATCAGGCCGGGATCGACGGTGAGCACCGCCACCGACTTGTTGCGACTGTCGAGCGCCCGAAGCACTGCCATGATCTTGTCCAGCCGGGCCTGCCAAAGCGCAGCAGCTTCAGGGTCCGGCGTGAACATCGCCGCCTCGACCAAAGAGGCGTAGAGGTACGCATTCGGGTAGTTCGTCAGCAGCCAGTTGGTGCTGTCGGTGGCAATGTCGAGCTTCTTGCGGTAGCGCAGCGAGAAGGTGTGGGCCTGATCGCAGGGCCGGTCGAGTTGGATCGATGCCGGTCCGTCCACCGCCCAAGCCGAGGGCGTCCCGCTGATGGTCGACAGCGGCATCTGGCCGGCGATATCGGGCCGCAGTTCACGTTCCTCGGCGAACGTCGTCAGCCGGAGCGACATGGCTTCGACGAAGCGAGCCGGCAGGGTCAGCGAGCGCGATGCCGGCGTGCCGGTGATGGTGGCATCCGTCTCCTCCTGGAAGATGAGCGGCAGTTCGGCATTCAGCCAACTTTCGCCAAGGGCGATGAAATTCGTGACGTTGGTCGACACGTCGGTGCCGGCATCGAGCCAGGAACTGACCGCGGCCTGCAACTCGGTATAGGTGCCTATAGCCATGCCGGCGCCTCCCCCTCTCGCGAGCCGCCGGGCTGGCGGAGCATGAAGTCATGGAAATTGCCGGCGTAGTCGACGCCATCCCAGCCGTGATGCGTAATGGTCAGGTCCGGGACGAGCCAGAGATCGCCGCAGCGTTCCAGCCAGCGCTTGCAGAAGGCGTAATCCTCACCGTACCAGACGCCATCAATGGCGCCGTGGTTGAACAGATCCACGCCCGGCTCCATGCCGTGGCCCTTGCCGTAGACGAGCTCCGGATAAGCCTCGCTGAACCTGTCGACCGCCGCTCGAGTGAGCTTCAGGAACCCGCCCGGCAGGCGGTTGACGCTGAGCGCCCCATCGGGCCGCACTATAGGCAGGTCGTCGGCATCGACGTTGAGGGCGCCCATGTATTCCTCGGCGTCCTTGCGATAGCGGTACGTCCCGCCACACACATCCGCCTCGGTTTCGATGAGCCGCAGCAGGTCTTTCGGCCGCCACGACAGGTCGTCGTCGATCGACACGATGCAGTCGGCGCCCGCAATTATTGCCTGCGAGAACATCTGCGACCGGGATACCGAGATATATGGATGCCCGACGCGAAAGACGCTGCAGCAGTCGTGGCCCGCGGCCTCGATGAGCGGCACCGACGCCTCCATCGCGGCAAGAAAGCCGGCGCTGGGCCGGCTCCTTGTTGGCGTGATGAAGGCGACCTTCATGAGAGCGCTTTCAGGCGCTCCCCTTCCAGAGGCCGACGGCGGTGAGCGTGTTCATGATCTCCTGCAGCACCGCAAGATGGGTCGCGGTAAAGTCGGTCGAGGAGGCAATGACGCTCGATACCTGGAGAGACGAGGCGCGCTGAGCGACAGGCGCCTTGCCATAGAAGCCGATGAGATCGGCGCCCGACTGACCGAGGCGCGTGCCGTCCGATCCGCCGTCCGAGAGTTCTTTCACAGGTGCCATGATGGCTGTGTCCTTGTGCTGGGAGGAGGAACGGCGGGGCCGGAGCCCCGCCTTAGCCGGATCAGGTCAGATCGGCGGCGACGGAGGCGCGGACGGCCTGGCGCGGGTCGATGGTCTTGACGCCGTAGAGGACATCGAGACGCCAGTTCGACACGTCGTTGGTGCCGTCGTAGTAGGGGATGACGCGGACGCTGAACCCCTTGTAGGTGCGGCGGCCCACATCGATGGCGCCGGGCGGGGCCTTCATCGGCACCATGACCAGCGAGAAGGCATTCCGGCGGAAGTAGAGGCTTTCGCGGAAGGCCGTCGAGGCGGTGCCGCGCCATGTCACGGTGTTGTCGTTGATGTCCGTGCCGGTGGAGAGGTGCGCCGTCTTGTGCGCGCCGCTGAGGATGAGCGGCGGCCAAATCTTGATATCGCCCTCACTGCCGACGGCGGTGAAGTCCTCCATGACGGTGAACATCTTGAGGTGCGCCAGCGGCAGCTTGCTCACCGGGTTCACGTCATAGACATCGCTGATGGTGAAGGTATCGCCCTTCTTCACCGTGTCGGTCGCGCCTGCGAAACCATCCATGTGGATGGTGATCGACGTGGCGTCCTTGGAGTTGGCCCAGGTGAAGGTGCCATCGACGATCGCCAGGTCGATCAGGTCGGTGCCGGTGCGCGAGCCATAGGTGTGGACCGGCGTATTCTGCGACATGTAGGTGTCGACGTTGCCAATCATGCCCAGCTTGGCATTGCGGTAAGCGCCGCGCGCCGCTTCGTTGATGTACAGGGCCGTCTGCGAGCCGAGGAGGCCCCAATGGTCCTGCGGAGACAGGACGGCGTAACGGTCGTCCTGCGGGATTGCCAGCTTGTCCATCAGCTCCGGCGCAAGAGCGAAGTCCGCGAAAGAGTCGATCTTGGTGCCGGGGATCGTGACGTGGTTCGGGATGTCGCTGTAGAGGGACATGATGTCCTGATCGATCGCGTCGGCAAGCTGGACCAGCGCCGGCTTGATAACGCGTTCGGACAGGTCGCCGATCTTCAGCGTCAGGTCGGAGGACGTGAACTTGAAGTCGACGCCCTTCTGCTTGTCGACGGTGACGGGAAACTTGCCCTCGACAACGTCCTGAACAGCGGCGACGGCGCCGGTACGGACGACGAAGTCCGCCGGGCGGCGCACCGAGATCGTCTCGCCAACGTCGTAGCCGTTGATCTTCTTGCTGAATTCGTCTTCGTAACCGCGAAACACGAGGTTCGCCATTACGCATTCATTTTCGAGGATCGTCACCGCCTCCTTGGCGATGATGTCCGCAGTCAGGGTCGTATTGGACATCTGCTAACCTTCAGGTCGGCAGGCGTCACCTCTTCATCTGCGCTTGGCGGATTTTGACATATTCGTCCATATCTGCCGCAGCGAGGTTCACAGGTGGCGCCGAGCCGCCCTTGACCGGAGTCGGGGGCGGCGTTGCCTTTGTTGCTGTGTTCGGTTTCGGCAGATGCAGTCGGCTTTCGAGGCGCCCAATCTCGCGTGCAAGCTCTCGCCCCGAGAGGCTGTTCAGCTCGCGTGCTTTGTCGGGATTCTGGGCAAAGTGGTAAAGCATCAAGGCGGATTTGTCCGACGAGAGGATTTCGTCGATCACTTCCTGCTTGACGTTCACGTCCTTTGCCGTTGCGAGCACCTTGTCGAAGTCCGGGATTCTCTCCCGCGCCAGGTCAAGGTTCTCGTTATGGGCTTCCACCCGTTCCATCTGAAGCTCACGCTGCGCCCGTTGCTGGGCCGTCGTGCGCTCCTTGTTGATCTCGTCGCGGATCGACGTTCGGACCTC